GGACAAAAATAAATGTCCATTTTTTTGTCCAGGAATAGAAAATCATTTTTCAAAAAACGTGATTTTTGGTTTTAAAGCATAATGCAGCGAAAATCATTTTATATAAAAAAATATGACTGCATAATTTTTTAATTATTTTCCAAAATAATCTATTTAGGAACTTTTTCTGTTAGGAACTATATACTAACAAATCCTAACATGAAAAGTTCCAAAAGTTCCGAAAAATATTTTTGTAAAATTTGTAACTATAATACGAGCAGAGAAAGTCAATATAACCGACATTTATTGACTGCAAAACACAAAATCCTAACAAATCCTAATAAAAAAGTTCCGCACGATATATGCAGACAATGTGAATGTGGAAAAATATATAAACACTATTCCAGTCTCTGCGCACATCGAAAAAAATGTGATAAAAAAATATACAATGAAGTAACCGCTGCGAATATATCAGATATTACAGCACATTCAAATCATGTTTCAAGCTACACAAATGATATTGTTGATTTGATTAAGCAAAATCAGGAGTTTAAAAATTTATTGATAGAGCAACAAAAAGAGAACCAGACATTACAAAAGCAGTTGATTGAAGCAGTGAAAGAAAATTGTGGAACTGTTAATAACACAGTTAACAACAATCAGAAATTCAACCTTAATTTCTTTTTGAATACTACTTGCAAAGATGCAATGAATATGAGTGAATTTATTGAAAATATGGAAGTTAATTTTAAAGATATCGAGAACATTGGTAAAAATGGATATGTATCAGGAATGACCGACATGATTGTTTCACGTATCAAAGAGTTAGATGTAACAAAACGACCCATGCATTGTACTGATTTGAAACGCGAAACAATGTATATCAAAGATAATAATCAATGGACAAAAGATACTCCGGAAAACACAAAGTTGCACCAAATGATTGATTATATGGCGAAACAAAATTATGCAAAAATGCCATTATGGCGTCAACGAAACCCGGAATGCCTAGATTCCGACCATCCGAAATATGATTTTTGTATCAAAATGATGAGAAATATGCTGGGAGATGTAGGTGAGGAACAGGTGCGGCTGGATAATAAGGTAATAAAAAACTTATCCCGTCATATTTTGGTAGATAAAGCAGTGAACTGAATATTGTCATTTTTTCCCAGAAAAGAAATGGCATCGCTCAGAAAAAAAGGACAAAAATAAATGTCCATTTTTTTGTCCAAGAATGGAAAATCATTTTTGAAAAAAACGCAAAAAGTGGTTTCACATCATAATGCAGTGAAAAAGGATTTTTACAGATTTTTTTGACTGCACAAAATTTTATCAATTAATCACCGTATATTTAGGAGTTTTTTTTTGTTTCCAAAATGTATACAAAATGGAAACCAATTTTACGAAAACGCGCAAAAAAAACGACATAAATATTTTCAATTGCGAAATATGTCAATACAAAACCAGTAAGAAAACTGATTACGATAGACATATTTTGACGAAAAAACATGTTTCCAAAATGTATCCAAAAATGGAAACAAAAAAAACGATTGAATTTTTATGCAGTCATTGTAATAAAATATATAAAAATCGGACTGGATTATGGAAACATAAACAGAAGTGTAAAAAAAACTCAGATAATTGTGATGAACAAAATATATCTGATATTATGTCGACTGAGGTTGTATTACAACTGCTTCAGCAGAACCAAGAATTTAAACAATTATTGATAGAGCAACAGCATGAGAATCAAAAACAACAAACAGAAAATCAAAAATTACAAACGCAACTTATTGAAGCTGTTAAATTAAATGGAAGTACTACAAATAATACTATACACAATACTACAAACAATAATCAAAAGTTCAATCTCAATTTCTTTCTTAATACTACCTGCAAAGATGCAATGAATATGAGTGAATTTATTGAAAATATGGAAGTTAATTTCAAAGATATCGAGAACATTGGAAAGAATGGATATGTTTCTGGTATGACGGACATGATAGTTTCCCGCATCAAAGAGTTGGATATAACAAAACGACCGATGCATTGTACTGATTTGAAACGAGAAACAATGTATATCAAAGATAATAATGAATGGACAAAAGATACTCCTGAAAATACGAAACTACACCAAATGATAGATTATATGGCGAAACAAAATTATGCAAAAATGCCATTATGGCGTCAAAGAAATCCAGAATGCTTAGATTCAGACCATCCGAAATATGATTTTTGTATCAAAATGATGAGGAATATGCTGGGTGATGTAGGAGCAGAACAGGTGCGACTGGATAATAAGGTAATCAAAAACTTATCCCGTCATATTTTTGTAGATAAAGTAAACAATCAATAGAATGAAAAATTGATATAATCAACAATTTATTATCGTAATATAATATACTATAAAATGGAAGCCATATTGAATATGATTTGCATTAAAACAAATTCAGTATATATTACTATGTTGAATAATCGTATAATGAATTTTATAACGCAACAAGGATATTGTACATTACGTAATATAATATCAAATGTACATGAAGAATGTGATGAACTGAAACAATATTGTGAAAACAATCGAGAAAAATTCAAAATATCTACTGTAAAAGACAAAGGTTTGATAGGAAAGATAGTAGAATACCAATTGTTTGGAAATTTACCGAATAGCGATTCTAGACCAGATATGGATTATGGAGACATAAAAACAACCCATTTCAAGAAAATGGGTGAAAATAAATACAACGCAAAAGAACGGTTGACAATTACAAATTTTGGAGACCCATCAAAAGAAGAGAACATAAAGACAATTGCAGACAAAGACTCGTTGAAAGAAACAAAGTATTATAGTAAGATGCAACATGGAATTATAGTGATATTCCGTCATGAAAGTGATGTAGAATATACGAATATAGAAGATGTATACAACAAAAAAATATTAGGTATAGTGCATTACAACTTAGATAACATTTTTGAAACATATGAAGATATTAAAAAAACGTTTGATGAAGATTATGAAAAAATAAAGAAATGTATCATTGAAGGAAATGTATCACAGGCAGGGCAAACCTATCTCCATATACACAAACATGGTTGTAAGAATGGGCTAACCAGAGCATTTGGATTTACAAACAGGTTCCTTACACGTTTAGTATCAATTCAACTGAAATTACCATTGATAAAAAAAGGGAAAAGTGAATACATTGAGTTCCAATGAGTAAATCAATATTTTGCAATAATGCTAGTAGCTAAATCACAATATTCTTTACTAATATCAATGCCAATATAATGTCGATTGTTTTTTTTTGCCATTTTGCATGTTGTACCTGAACCACAAAATGGGTCTAATACAATGTCCCCTTCATTGCTCCAACTCAAAATATGGTCTTCTGCTAATTGTTCTGGGAAAATAGCAGGATGTTGATGACTTTCTTTATCACTCGAATTGAATCCTTTACCAACGTTGTACTTCCATATATTATTTCTAGGTGAGTAATCAGGAACAGGTTTAATATCAGTAGTCTCTTTTAATTCTCCATCTTTTCCTCGATTTGTATTTTTACCCCAATTCGTATGCCCAGCCCATTTATTCGGTTTATCACAAATTAGATGAGAGGTTTTTATTTTTCCTTTGCAAAATACAAACATGTATTCGAATATTTGGGTGTAGCGATTACCATTACGTCTAGCTGGAAAAGGAGAAGTATTTTTTTCATATATCATAGTATCGTGTAGTTTAAAACCTGTATCCATAAATAGAAGAGCTTGGCGAAAAGAAGACCCAGTTTCCCCACCCTTTACTGTAGCATCACCAATTACCCATACAACAATTCCGCCATCTGCAGTCACACGATAAAGTTCTTTTATAATGGTAGATAAAGAAGAGTCATTGAAATTATACCCTTTGTAATCTCTCAAATCATCATAAGGAGGGCTAGTAACAGTTAAATGTACAAAATTATTTGGTATTTTTTTTAATGCATCACATGAATCACTATGAATAATAGTATCCGTCATATCATTAATTAGTTGAAGGTCTCCTTCTATGAATTCGTTTTTCATATTATAGATAAGTTATATTGATATAAATATACATAAATACTTATATCAATTTTTGAATTACTTGAACAACAATAATGCAACTGATACAGTTGTTGTAAAACCATAAATTAGCAATACGATTATTATTATGGAAATAAATATATATTCTTCTTGTTTTATTATTTGTTGATAATTATGAGAATGACCGACGATTGTATTTTCAGAAGGGGTACTCGAATTATATGTTTGTGTAGATAAAGTACGTCTAGTAACAGTATTTGGTTCTACAGTTTCATTCGTAATATCAATAAGTTCATCTGCATTCTGAGACATCACGTTTGGAATGTATTCCTCATATTCTGACATATAAAGTCTATAATAGTCTGTTATTATAACTAAAAAAAAGTTTATATACTTTTTTTATATATTTTACAAATTAGAACTGATTATTATAATTACCTTCCATTTCATGGTTCTTCAATAAGTTGATTAGGTCATCAGACAAATTGTAGAATTCACAAATGGTTCTATTCGTCCATAGCCTATCCAATGGAGGATAAGGAATCCATGCAAATACATTCTTATTCGTAAGATTGTGTGTGATTTTGCGTAAGGAAAGGAGGACTTGTGGTAGCTTGCATTTCAAATAAGATTCCAGACTTTTAGCTTCTTCTTCACTTACAGTATTGAAACTAACATAGCTTTTTGAATGAAGTTCGTTTGGTTTTCCGACAAACAAATTACCAAACCCGCTGCTTCCATTATGTGCAGCAGCTGTCGTAATCACCTTCCAATCATCATATTTGGCATTGTTGTTGATACTATCGACAGGACAATATTGTCGAAAGCCTTTCTGTTTTGACACATAACAAACAATGTCTGTCTCATTTTTCTTTTCTTTGGTTAACAGTTTATCAGAATCAACATATCGTCCCTGGGTCACATATTCACTAGATAATGCTTTTTCAGTAAAGTACGGTTTCATGTGATTGGCCAATGACGCAAATCTTGGGTCAGAAAGAATGATGTCAAAATCAGTCAGATGTACATCTGTACCATTGAAACGAGTTGTAAAATTATTTTCAACCTGAATCCGATTATCAATGTGGAAATAGCTTACGCCTCCTTTGATACTTACTCCAGGGAAGACATCATCGTTTGGAAAATGTTGCATGCTGATTACAGATTGTTGTTTCATGTAATCTCGAAGTGTTTTCAATGGCTTCTCGTCTGAAGTAAACCACTTACTTGGGGTAATAGCTAACAGTTGTTTAGAATTTTTACTGAAATGAGGAATCCAATTCTGATATAATGGCTTCTTATGTGGGTCTGCCGAGTTAGCAGGGTCTTCATTATATTGTGGATTCATTACAGTTAGGTCAAATTCGTCTACGCCAAATTCATCTTTGATGTTCATGGACAAAGTATCACCAGTTTGGTAATTCAGTTTGTATTGATTTTCAGGGTCAATCAAAAGTGTGCAGATAAAGATGTTAGTAGGATTGATATCAGCGAAATATATGCAGTTTTCAACTATATGCTTATATCTCTCTTCTTCATCTGGAATCACATCTAAAAGACCCTTCATAAATCTACCGATAATATCAATGACAAATTGTCCTTTACCAGCGCATGGTTCTAAGACTTTGTTGTTTGGATTATTCCAGAAAGAATGATGATTCATATCCAATATGTCTTTACGCAGGTTGAATGGTGTACTAATCTCTGCATTTCTAGCCTTTTCAATTTCTTTTGGTACAAAGTAAGTGTCAATGAGTTCAGACAGTTCAGATACGTTATTTCTGTATTCACGAAATAATTGCTTGATGTTAGCAACGATTTCGTTCATATTATTATCCATCTTCGTACTATATAGATAGACAATTTCTTTAACTTGTTCTAAACTAATTACATTTTTTTCATTTCCCCACCATAAATTCACTTGAGACATCATGCAGTTTTTCAGTGAAGTATTCTTTATAATCGCACTGAACATGCCTTGTACAGTATCGCAGTTTTCATGGATGGTGAATAGACATAGTAATGGTGAAACATGGAACATGAATTCTTCAATACTAAGACTGTTGATAGGAGTTTCGTCTTTTTCTTCTTCTACAGATGTTTGTTCATCAGCAATTTCAGAATCATCATTGTTTGATAATCTAGTTTTATCCAATCCATTTTGTAATTCTTGCTGATTTTCATTCAGTTTGGCAGTTTGCCTGGTATTTTCTCTAGAGACAAACCCATATTTGAAATGATACATAGTAGCTTGTTCTTCTGCAGACAAATCAACTTTAGCATCCAATAGAGTTTGTAATTGATTTTTAATCGCATATTTGCAATCTTTAGCAAAGAGTCGATAAACAGTAGAGCACATATCGACTAATGCATCCTGTGCATTACCAAACGAGGGTAGCCAATGGTCTGAATTAAGTGAAATGAGCTTATTTTCAATGAGGTAGCGAATACTTTCTTTTAACGATATTCCGGGTCGAACAGTGTTGGCATATTGTGCAAATGTAGTACTAATTGCACGCTGAAGATTCAAATCCACTACAAAACCTCTTTTCTTTCCTGGTCTAGGGGTCATGCATCTGAAAATCATCTGAAAAATCTTATCGTAAGAGTTGGATGAATTTAACAACAAAACAAGGTCACATTCATCAATGGTCACACCTAAATGGAGTTGTGTTCCAGTGAGTACTAATACTCCTTTCTTTCCTGCATTGGTAGCTTTTGCAATAGCTTCATTCACTCTCGATTTTGCGTCTTGGCTAGAAGCTGCTGTATTTGTAATGACTACTTGATAGTCAGGTAAGATATTATGTTTTTCAATTAGCATCTTCATTGCGATAGACGTGTAATTGATATTGTTAGGAGGAAGGAATGCGAGTACAACAGTCGGATTAGTTGAATCTTTGCATAATTCTAGTTGTCCAGACATGCGACAGATGCGATTAATTCTTTCGATAAAGACCTTCTTTTCCGGATATTCTCTATCAGGAATTCCAAAAGAGCTTTTTCCAAAGACAGAATACAATGTTTTTAGAACAGCATCTTCATTCTGAAAAGTAGGGATATCATTTTCAGACAATTTTCGCAAATTCCAATTTCCATTGAACAATGCATCTATAGACCAGCCATACTTATTATCAGAAGTCATATCAGATAGTTGTTTGTATACTGACTCGTCTAATTTTTGTGTCAAATATTCTAATTCTGGGAAATAACCGATTTCTCTCTGAATCTGTTCGTCAGTGTATTTTTTCAAAATATCTGCAAATTCCGTTCCATGCTTTTCTACCAGTTTTTCACGATTTCCAGATATATGGATAGTTTTGCAAAGCATAATATCTTCTAGGTCCCAATTAAATTGTCTTGTAGTCGGAATATTGAAAACGCTAGCAGGTTTTCCATAAGTGGCAGTTACAAACAGTCGGTGTGCCTTAGGACAATAAAAGTCAAATATCCTCTTCATGATATCAGTAGTGCAACCAAGGTGTGCTTCATCTACGAACGCAATGCGGATATTTGAATTTAATAAGCAGTCAATATGTTTACCTTCATCAACTTTGCTTTGTAGAAATTGCTTTGACGCAATAAACACATTTTGATTACTAATTGTTGGGTACAAATTGTCTCCACTGATATGCTGGATATTATAATTACGTAGCTGACTACACCGAAGTAATTTGAAATAACCACTGATTGTCTCATTTGGACAGGGAGTCACAATGAGATAGGAACCGTTAGGTTGATTATCCTGAATGATTGTTTCCACAATAACCGAAGTTTTGCCAGTTCTTGGTAAAAATGCTAATAAAGCACTGATTACTGCACCGACCGTACCTGTGGTATTTATCATAGATAAAAACTTCTTTGGTGCGTGTTTCTGATAAAAGCGAGCAATATGTGGCTTTTGCGTAACATCAATGCCTAGCATCTCATTAAAAGAAACAGTTTGAAAGTTTGATTTGTATAGTAGAAACGCTTCAAATAACGTTTTCCAATCCACAATAATAGCATCTTTGAGATAAGGGCGAACATCTTCATTGCAGTCCTGAGGGTTCATTTTTTCAGCATGAATACGGTCACGAATACAAATGCATAATTGTAATTTTTTATTTGAGTAATACACGTTTTTTTTGTTTTTTATTTCATCAAGTTCAAGGGATTTTACTGTTTCTGTTTTTTTATTTTTATGGCTTTTTGAAGTAGTAGCGAGAATGATGGATTGGTCTTCTGATAATGCAGAATAGTCAGAAGCATCGCCTCCATTACCGCGAATTTTTTCGATAATTCCATTTTTATTTACAAATAACTCGGATTTATTCTTTGCCGGGCAGCACGTACCTTTGCTAAAATTACCAGAGGCAGGAATAAATGCATTAAGACATTGAATCACACTAAATGATGCGAATAATCTCAACAATGCTTCCTGTCGGTAGCCGGATTCATTTTCTCGAACATCATCATTCGCTTCTAGAAATTCTCGAAAAGAAGAATATTCCGAAGGAAGAGATTTCAGAAAATTATGCAGGTCTTCAAACGTCTTAACGTTTTCAAAAATGCTAGTAGCCATAGTTGACAATAAATTGTTGTTTAATATGCAAAACAATACCAATTTATCAAACTGTCAATTTTGTGAAAAAATGATAAAAACTACAAATTTATCATTTTTTATTTCATTTGGTCATTTTTTACTACTCAATCAGTCTTTGACTCTGCGTTCTCGGTACGAGGTCTTTGTTGTTGGCGTGTACGTGTGCGCTTCTCGCTACTCTGCATGCTTTGCTGGCGAGTCTCGCACATAATGCGACCTCCCTTAATACCAGAAACATCTGTTGCCTGATACTCATGGTCACCAGTCTCGGGCTTGACCAGTCCGAGCTCAACATACTCACCTTGAACGAGATACTTATATTGAGAATCAGAAACACGGATAGAAGAATAATGAGTGAAAATATCCTTATCCTTATGCTCACCATCACAAATGGTGATAAATCCGTATCCTGTCTTGTTGTTAAACCATTTTACTTGTCCGGTATATCTGTCAGTGGTACTCATCGTGTTACACTTATACAGTATATAAGAACCTATGTTTATATTGTTTTGAATAAATAATTATATCAATGCATATCATACGTGAAATAATGAAATATAGCTAATATACATGGGATTATCATCAAACGATAAAGAATAACAATAATTCATATATATACCAAAATTTTCATTTATTTTCATACACAGCGGTATCAGGTCTGTTAATTCCTTAAGTTTTTTACATTCAATATTTTTCATATGTTCTATTGATAGTAAATCGTACGTGTCTGCATATTCATATTTGTTCAACTGTTCCCATGGCAATTCTGATATATGTAAGAACATATATATGTACCCAATTGAAATTAAATCGTCTCGTCTGGAATAAGAATTCCCGTTATACAAATTGTAACTAGCATAGTTTGAACTGCCGATGATAGAATCTCCAACAATATTTTCTTTGTGCTGTTTATTATCATCGATATAAAAAGTGGAAATACCGAAATCAATTAAAAATAATTGGTTATCTCTCAACATGAAATGGTGAGGTTTTATATCTCTATGAATTACAAATAAATTATGTATATTTTCAATAATATTTAACATACTCACCATAACAGAATTTATATTTTCTAGACTGATAGTATTATTCATAACATAATCGTATAATGAACAATCATATTTCGGAATTACTAATCCGATATAATTTTTGTGTCTGCCGTACCATTGTACCTGTGGAATATAATAACATTTATTATCATAAAGATATTTCAATATAGTAGCTTCATTTTTCAGAGTAATATAATTTTCATTGTATTCTTCTAATTTTATCACAATTTTTCGTTCAGTTTTTTTATTGTATCCAGTATATACATATCCAAAATTCCCTTTTCCGATTAACGATTCAACAATATATTTTGCATTGATAATTGGATAATCATTATTACTTTGCATTATTACTATAGTATTACAAATTTTTATTATATTTTATAATTATATATAATGAAACTAATAAATAGAATTGAGACAATATTAGACGGTATATCTCCATATTATAGTAAATTAGTTTGGTTATTTCATGGATTGAATTTCATATATATAATATTGTTTTCATTATTTGGTGTAATAATAATTGAACAGGGATATATCAAATATTATAATCGAATGATACAAATGTTTGTATGTATATTTTTGTTAGTAAAATTTCATCCATTTCGAGAACATAAGTTGAAAGAAGGAGACTCTAGTATTATTTTTGGAAGTGCATTCTTTTTATTGTTCAATCTAGGTATTATTCAATATATGAATACAACTATGGCTGATGTAGAAAAAACATTGAAAGAAATGGTATGAAAATAACAAAATAGTATTATTAGATGAGATGAGTACAACTAATAATATAAACATAAATGAACTCTTTGAAGAAGCATTGAAAGACCCTTCTTTATTGTCTACAATAAACGTGGATGAATTACTAGAATCAGTAGAAGATGAAAAAAATGATTATTTAGAAAATAAAACTATGGAAATGTTGAATAAAGAAAACTTTGAAGTAGTAACAGAACTAAATTGCTCTATAGATGAAAAAAAGAAACTATGTGACAGTTTGATAGGATACCGTTTAGTGGATGAATTACATGAATTACATAAAGGAAAACACATAAGATGGATTCGCCATGGTACAACAAAGCTCACATCAGGGGGTATTGTTGTAGATATAAAATTTCTGAATAATGGAACACATGTATTATGTAAAAACTATTCAGGAAGATTCACACAATACAAATATGATGAATGCATTACCTTTCAAAAATTAACAGAAACAGAACAATTAATTATAATGGCATATGGGTATGTATCTAATGAGGTACAAAACTAATCGACTAGTAGTTTTCTGGTGAAGTTACTAGTAATTTTTGTTTTTTTGCGAGTTTTATTTCTTTTTTTAGTAAGTAAAAAGAAGTCTTTCAAATGATACATAATTTTTCTAGATATGTTTTCCTGTTCAG